AGTAAATTTTGTAGGCTTGTTACAGGACCAAAAAGCACTTCTGCATCTTTCATAACAAACGTACTTAAATATGGATGAAACAATTTCATTTCATGATTAAGAAAAACATCTATGGGTAGTTGTCTGTTTGACTCCCACCACCATATCTCACCATATTCCAAAAAGGCTTTTTTGAGATCCTGTGAAGGTATTTTATTATAATCATAGAAGGTAAGGATAGTGTTGTCATGATTAACCACAATTCCTATGTATTCATCCTCAGCATATGATATGCCTGTGAGGAAAGGATACTTTTCCTGTGTTTCCTGTATTAGTTTGTCTTTCTCCACAAAACTATTTAGTTCATATAATGATAAATACTGTAATATAAAGAGTTAAAAAACTATGAGTTATGGCGATCACAGACTGTTTCTTTATGAAGACATTATTGAATTGGTGGTTAGCACTGACGGATTATATGTGGATAATAGACCTATGAACAACAGAAAACTAGTAGCCCACAAAGGCACAACAAACGAAATACTATTTAATATCAGAGATAGAGATAGAAAACTACAAAATGTTTTTTCAGACACTCTGACCGCTACACTTATCAATCCAACAACAAAAAGACGTATATTTTATAGACTTTTGGAACATACTAGTGATGTTGGCAAAGTAAAACTTACACTGGAAGACAGTGATTTACAAAATGTTGATGCTGGCCTCTACACAATTTATGTTTCAAGGAAAAAACAAGATGGATATGAATATCCTGTATTTACTGATCAGGATAACTCTGTGAGATTTCAAATAGAAATTACAGATGAGATAGGATTAGAACCAGTTGAGACACAAATGTCCAATACATTTACGCAAACTGCAAGTGTTGGTAGTGGTGATGCCGCAAATATTTTTGTTACATCTGCATTTAGTGGTAATCAGGATAGAAACTTTCAAACAGCATTACACAGTATAGCAATTTATACTTCAAGTTATTCAGGCAACATTACAGTACAAGGTAGTTGTTTAGAGGGAACACCTGAAAGTGATGATGCTAGTGCAGATTGGTTTAATTTGGAAACAATTACATTATCATCAGAAAGCAATGTCGTACATAAAAACTATCAAGTAAACGCAAACTGGGTACGTTTAATACATACTCCTACAAGCGGTAATATCACTCAAGTTTTAGTTAGAAACTAATTGACATTTTGTAAATATCCTGTATAATAATACTATGGATATAGACAATCTAGTCGAACAAGTGCATCGACTTTTATTAGATCATTTACCTATAAGAACTAGCAAAACGCCTAGTGGGTGGATGACTATGGATTGTCCCATGTGCAGTGATAAACGTAAAAGGGGCGGTCTTATTACTACAGGTGCCAGAATAAGTTACAACTGTTTTAACTGTGGTTTTACAACAGGTTGGGCACCTAATCCCACACTGGGTAAGAAATACAAAGAACTTGCTGATAAACTGGGTGCAAGTGCAGAAGAAATACACAAAACACAAATTGAATTATTAAAATCCAGTGAAGTTTTAGAACAGGAAGAAGTATCAGATTACATCTATAATTTACAGAAATTTGAATCTGTTGAACTTCCTGAAAATGCTGTGGCAGTAGATGATTTAGCAAAGGATCATCCTGTTAGACAGTATGCAATAGAGAGAGGACTACTTGGTCTATATCCACTCTTGTATTTTGATGAATCATTATACAGGCAGAGATTGGTAGTCCCTTTCACCTACAATAACGAATTAGTTGGCTGGACAGCAAGACATATAAATCCTCCCAACAAACAAACACCCAAGTATCTGCATAAAATACAACCAGGATATGTGTTTAATATAGATAGATTTGCAGACAGTGTAAGGGAAATAGTTATTGTAACAGAGGGTGTCTTTGATGCCATACAATTAGATTGTGTAAGCATACAGGGTAATAGTGTAACTCCTGAACAAGCACACTTGATTGAAAAATTAGGCAAACGTGTTATACTATGTCCTGACAGAGACAGTGCAGGTAAAGAACTTATTGATCAGGCATTAGAACTAGGTTGGGAAGTGAGCTTTCCTCCCTGGGCAAACGATATTAAAGATGCCGACGAGGCAGTTAAACAGTATGGAAGATTAGCAACTGTGGCGAGTATAATAAAACACTCCACAGATAATAAACTAAAAGTACAAGTAAAGGCAAAAATGTTATGAGAAAATTAGCAGAATGGTTAGATATTTGTAAAAAACACTGGAAGGAAATATTTGCATTGAGTTTTTTAATGCATTTTGTATTTGACTGGTTTATATTTTTATTAGGATTCTTAGCAGGAAGATATTTATGAATCTATTTGTAGCAGGATGTAGTTTTAGTTATGGTCCCAATCAATTTGAGGCAGATTATATATGGCCCAATCTATGTAAACAGAATTTTGATAAAGTCACAAATACCTCTTTGTGCGGTTCTAATAATTTAAGAAGTTTAAGAAACTTTTTAGATTATGTGGATAAAAATAATTTTTGTAAAGACACTGTTTATGTTTTACAATTAACTGATAAGTTGCGTGGTTCTTTTTATAATGAAAAGTTTAAAGAGTGGGGGAATTTTATTAAGGAAAATCATTTTTTAGAGCCAGATAGTGATCTTCTCAAAGATGAAAACTTTTTTGATAATCAACGTATAGGAAATAATTTTAAAAAATATGTGTTACCTTATAATTTAATATTTAGAAATGAAGAATATTGTGAATATGAAACAATGAATATAATAAACACTTTTATTTCTGTATGCGAAAAGCACGATTTAAAATATTTAATCACAGCAATGAGTAGTTGGTGTTTCCCTTCAGAAAATAATTTAACAAAATTTATTAAATCGTCAGATAATATAATAGAGGCCATATCCAGAATTGCAAGAGATAACACACTAAATGATGCTGATGTTGGCGGTCATCCGAATGCTGATGGCCATAGACTATTTTATAGATATATAATGAGTGAGATAGAAAAAAGATGGCAGATATAAAAGAATACAACGAAGAAACACAGGAACTGTTTTTAAGGTTCTTATTAAGTGATAAAGACTTATTTGCACGTTGTCAAAACATTGTTAAACCAGAATACTTTAATTTAAAGTACAGAAAGGCTGTTGATTTATTTGTGAGTCACAGCACAAAACATAATGCAATACCCACACCAGAACAAGTAAGTGCTGTGGCAGGAGTACAACTGGAGCCTATACCAAATGTAACAGTGGATCATCACAATTGGTTTATGACTGAATTTGAAACATTCTGCAGACACAAGGCACTGGAAAAAGCAATTATAGAAAGCACTGACTTGTTGGAAAAACAAGACTATGGTACTGTGGAAAACAAAATAAAAGATGCCAGCCAAGTGGGTTTAGTAAAAGATTTGGGTTTAGATTATTTTGGTAACCCCAAAGAAAGACTGGAATGGATTAAGGCACAAGCAGGTGCTGTAAGTACAGGCTGGAAGGGAATAGATCAAAAACTGTATGGCGGACTTAACAGAGGAGAGATGACAATTTTTGCTGGTGGTTCAGGTGCTGGTAAAAGTTTATTCTTACAAAACTTTGCTGTAAACTGGGTACTAGCAGGTTACAATGTTGTTTATATCAGTTTAGAGTTGAGTGAACAACTTATCAGTATGCGTCTAGACAGTATGGTATCTGGATATGGTGTTAAAGAAGTAATGAGAAACATTGATGATGTTGATCTAAAAGTCCGTATGAAAGCCAAAGGCGCTGGTAAACTGAGAGTAAAACAAATGCCTAACGGTGTGAACTGTAATGATATTAGAACATTTTTACGTGAATATGAAATAGCATCAGGTGAAAAAGTAGACTGTTTACTTGTTGACTATTTGGATTTGATGATGCCAATAAGTCAAAAAGTAAGTGGCGGTGATCTGTTTATCAAAGACAAGTATGTGTCTGAGGAATTGCGTAACTTAGCAACAGAAAGAGATCTACTATTTGTGACTGCTTCACAGTTAAACAGAGGTGCAGTGGAAGAAATAGAATTTGATCATCATCACATAGCAGGTGGTATTTCAAAAGTGCAAACGGCAGATAATGTTGTGGGTATTTTTACTTCAAATGCTATGCGAGAAAAAGGCAGATATCAAATACAGTTTATGAAAACACGTTCCAGTAGTGGTGTAGGTACAAAAGTTGATTTACGATTTGATCCAGACACACTCAGAATAGAAGACTTACAGGAAGGTGATGAAGATGCTATGACAGTGACAACATCTTCACTAGTTGATCAATTAAAACGTGGAAATACTATTAAAGCAGAAGACACAGAAGCAAAAGACACCATAGGCCAGGCAATGAACATGCGAGAGTTCTTGAAAAAGAATGATTTATAATGATAAATAGCATTATATATATTTTTTGGAGAGACCATGCGTAAAACTCGCAGTATATTAGAAGAACTTAATCAAATCTCTGTTGACAGAGATAGAAATCATGTTGTGTCTAATAGAGGCGAGCATGTAATCAATAGTGCAATAAATCTTATAGAACAGATAGAAGCACACTATGATGAGCAAACTGCTAAAGATCTCACTAATAGACTGATAAACAGTATAAAAGGCAAAGACATTAAAAAATTCTCCAGAGGTATATCCAAAGTAATTAAAGAATCTCAAAGGGAATTAGAAAATGCTGATCAATGAGATCATTCTAGAACAAGCAAAACCTCTTAAAGACGGTGACAAAGTAAGCCTACACAAGGTAGAGTTTATTTATGACCAGCCAACTAATTCTTTTAAAAGAAAAGCAGATGGTATTCCTGTAAATACAGGCAGTGAAGCACATGCTCTACTAATGGGTATAAAAGGTTTCCAACCAGATGGCAAGTCCCCGTTACAGCCAGGCACATGGGATTCTATTAAAAAAGCAGTAAGTACTGCTATGGGCGGTCCTTTAGGACAGGCCAGCAGAATGGACCCTAAAGCAAGTATACTTGGAAAAATTTTAGGCACGGCCGGTGATGCAATTTCTAGACTTCTGAAAAAAGGTATGGTCAGTTATCAAAAAAATAAACAAGATTCTGAAGAGCCTGAAAACGAACCAAATATATTTAAATCTCAGGATAATAAAACGGCTCAACAGAAGTATGCCGATAACTATGATAAAATCTTTGGGACAAAATAATGAAATTCCAGGATCTTTTCAGAAATCTTCTTAAGGAAGTTATATTAGAAGCCGATGGTAAAAATACTCACCTTGAGCATTTAGAAGATAATATCTTTAATAAAGGATATGAGGGTGCCAAAGAAGCAGTAAACTATTTGTACAGTTTACATGAAATGCTGGAAGGCAATTCTAAAACACCAATTTCAATGACAACAAAATGGGACGGTGCTCCTGCCATTATTGCAGGACGTGATCCAGAAACAGGCAAATTTTTTGTGGGCACCAAAGGTGTATTTGCACAGAAACCCAAATTAAATTTCACACCACAAGATATACAAGCAAATCATCCTGATCCTGGATTACAGGATATACTTAAAACAGCACTGGCAAATTTATCCAAACTGAATATAAACACAGTTGTACAAGGTGATATGTTATACAAAAAAGACACATTACAAACTGCAACTATAGATGGAGAGGAAGTAATTGCATTCAAACCAAATACCATTGTGTATGCTGTACCCAAAGACAGTGATTTAGCAAAAGAAATCACAGCATCTAATATGGGTATAGTATTTCATACTGAATATGTGGGTGGTCCTACACTTGCAGATACAACAGCACGATTTGGTTTTGACAGCAGTAAGTTTACAAAAACACCTGCTGTATGGTTTAGAGATGCAACTATTAAAGATCTAAGTGGAACAGTGACTCTTACCAAAGAAGAAAGCGATGGAATGATGACAGCAATTAGTCAAGCAGATCAATATTTAAAAAATGTAGGTAAAGATATGTTTGATTGGATCAGCAAAGGCAGTGATGTAATAGGCAAAGACTTTATCACATATTTAAAGGCTCATGTAAATTCCAATATTAAAGAAGTTGGGGAGTTTGAGCAGAATCCTACAGAGTTTGCAAAAGCATTTACACAA